TACATGCGTTATCAATCTGGTAAGGGCATGTTATGGACATCGGGTGTACTATTCAATCCGGTTATTAACTTGGATCAAATCTCGGCAAGTGGTACCACCGTTGGTTCAACCATTACAGTTACAACAGAAACGGACCACGGGTTACAGGCCGGCGCCACAGTACAGATTACCGGTGTTGTCACGGCAGGATACAATGGTACCTATGGTGTTGTGGGCATTACCAGTGAAAGTGTTTTCACCTTGAGTGCTACTCAAATCCTAGGTAGTACTAGTGCGGTCATTACCAACTTGCCACGTGTTACAGTTAAAGCCTGGCATGGCGCCTCAACTCGCGTTGGTCCATTTGATGATCAAAACGGATTGTTCTGGGAGTTTGATGGCAGAGAGCTTGCTGTGGCCAAACGTAGTGCCACATATCAGTTGTCGGGCTTTGTTTCAGTTAATGCTGCCAGTCAGTTGGTCACCGGAACAAGCACACGTTTTACTCAACAGCTCAAGATTGGTGACCGTATTGTTATCAAAGGTATGACCTATATGGTTGGCACTATCGCCGACGATACAACCATGACAATCAACCCTGAATATCGTGGCGTTAACAATGCAACCAGTACAAAAATTGCACAGGTGCTAGATGTACGTGTACCACAAAGCCAGTTCAACATTGACAAGTTAGATGGAACAGGTATTAGCGGATACAACATCAACTTGAACAAGATGCAGATGTTGGGTATCAGCTTCAGCTGGTACGGTGCTGGTTTTATTGACTTTATGTGTCGTGGACCAGATGGTAATATGATTTTGGCTCATCGTATGCCACAGAACAACATCAATGACGAAGCATACATGCGTACCGGTAACCAAGCGGTACGTTATCAGGCCATCAACGAAAGCGCAAGAGATCGTCTAGCCACAGCTATGAATAGCTCAGTGACATCAGTTACACTATATGATGCTAGTCGATTCCCGTTGACTGGTGGTACTGTGTTAATCGATCAAGAATGTATCACTTACACTGGTATAGCTGGTAATACATTAACTGGTTGTACACGCGGAGCCAGCTTTAACTTGTTTGTTGGTGGATCTACAAAGACATTTACAGGTAGTGCGGCCACCAGTCACGCCGTGGGAAATGGATACACAGCAGTTACGCTGATTAGTTGTACCTGTGCTCCAATCGTCAACCACTGGGGTAGTAGTTATATCATGGACGGCCTATTTGACTCAGATCGTGGCTACTACTTTAACTACGCATCCGTAGGAAACACATTGAGCGCCAGTCAGAGTAAAACAGCATTCTTCTTGCGTTTGGCACCTAGTGTAAGTAACTCTATTGCTGGTAACTTTGGAGATCGTGACTTGATCAACCGTTCTCAGTTGCTGTTACAACAGTTACAGATTCAGTCAGACCAATCAGTACAGGTTTATGGTATTTTGAATCCAGGTAATATCGATGCCAGTACACTGACCTGGACAGCGGTTAACTCTGCCGCACTGGGAAGTCAGCCGTCATTTGCTCAGATTTCAACTAGTAGTTCAACTACAGCAACACCAGGAGAGCAAAACTTCTCCACACTGGGACAACCGGGCGGTTTTGCGCAGATTGACTTGACCAACTTGAAAGAATTAACAAACTCTGCCATTGGCGGATACAGTAACTACCCAGACGGACCAGACGTTTTAGCGGTAGTTATAAAGAATTTAAGTGCTTCAAATAGTGCTACAGTGGCCGTAAACTTGTTCTGGTCAGAAGCACAGGCATAACAAAGTATAAATATAAGAACAGAGGACGTAAGACATGGCAAACCAAGTACAGTTTAGACGAGGGACTACAACCCAGAATAACGCTTTTACCGGCGCGGCTGGTGAGATTACCTATGATACAGATGCTAAAACCCTACGTTTGCATGACGGTACTACAGCAGGTGGTGGAGCAATAGTATTAACTACAGGTGCCACTCAAACTGTATTAAACAAAACTTTCAGTACTGGTTCTTATTGGCAAGGTAACGCGGTTGCACTAGCATACGGTGGTACAGGTAGTAGTTTAACCGCAGCCGCAGGCGCTGTTCCTTACTCAACTGCAACTGGTATGGGTTTAAGTTTACCAGGTACATCAGGACAGATTTTAGTTTCTGGTGGTACAGGTGCTCCAACTTGGGTAGCTGGTTCTACGCTGACAGTTGGTACAGCAACAGTAGCTACAAGTGCCACAAACATTCAGGGTGGTAGTGCTGGTCAGCTGATGATTCAGGCTGATACCAACTTAACAACATTTATTACAGCGGGTGCCGTTGGTACGTTCTTACAATCCGCAGGTGCTGGATATGCTCCTACCTGGGCGGCAGGTCAAGTTACCTACGGTAATACAACAGTTGCACTTGGTGGCAACAGTGGTGGAAAAATTGATGGCGTTACAAGTTTAAACCCAGGACTAAACTATGTACCTTTGCCAACAGGTAACGTTGCACAACGTCCAGGTGGCTCTTCAAATGCTGGTACAACAGCAAGTCTTGGTATGGTTCGGTACAACACCGAACTCAGCAGTTTTGAAGGTTACGGTGCAGGCGGAGCTTGGTCCAGTTTAGGTGGTGTAACATCTGTAGATAAAAAAGCAACCATTACCGCAGAAGCCAGTGCTGGTGCAGGCGATGACGTTATTCGTGTTTATGCCGGTGACTCTGGTACCAGTATGCAGACTATGTGGGCGGCCAGTGGTAACGTAACAATTTTAGTTGGAGCTAACTTAAAGTACCCAGGATCTACTACCAGTTATTTCCCAGCCAGCTCTAACGTAAATTTAATGGCGTTTTATGGCACAGAAACGTCATTGACCTCAAACTTTGATAAATTTGGCGTCCCAACTGCTATATTTGCTAGATATGACTGCATGGATCCAGTAGGAGCTACACCAAGTTACGACTTCGGGGTATTCTAAGATAAATAACATATATTAAGGGAATTAAGAAATGCCAACACAAGTACAATTTAGACGCGGTTCACAAAGTGCCAATGCAAACTATGTGGGACCTGCAGGTGAAATTACAATAAATCAAGACTATGGTACGATCCACGTTCATGACGGTTCTGTTGCTGGCGGCAACGTATTAGTTGCTCGTGATTCTGTTCAGACTTTAAGTAATAAAACACTAAACAATACTTCAATATCTGGTAACTTGGTTCCTACTGCTAACTTAACGTATAACTTAGGCAGTTCTACCGCTTGGTTTAATAACTCATACACAGTTTCATCACAAGCCAAGTATGCTGACTTGGCAGAAAAATATTCTCCCGATGCTGATTACAAAGAAGGCACCGTTGTTGTTTTTGGTGGCGACAAAGAAGTTACTACAACTACCAAAGATCATGATCCTGCAGTAGCCGGAGTAGTATCTACAAAACCAGCTTATCTAATGAATGCTGACACACCAGGTGTTGCAGTTGCAATGACAGGTCGTGTACCATGTCGTGTACAAGGTCCAGTAGCCAAAGGTGACGCCGTTGTAACAAGTAACACTCCTGGTGTTGCAAGACAAATTGATAATAGCAAGTTTGTTCCTGGTTGCATCATTGGAAAGAGCTTGGAAACTATTACTACTACTGACATTGTAACTATTGAGGTAGTTGTCGGCAAGCATTAATGCCATGCAAACTTTAAAACAAATTTATCGTAGCTCATACGCTGGCGAAAATGTTGTTACTAGTTTAACATACAAAAATGGTACGTGGAATCCAGAAACGGAACACGTACCAAATCAAGTTTTTAACTCCCACGTAAGTACACAAGCAATAGCCATTGGTAATGGAGAAAGCCGTTTAGGTTTTGATCTTGTACACATTGCCAATCACAAAGGTGGGCCATTTGGTGCAGATCGTTTACAATCATATGGGTGCAATGCCTTATATAGAGATTTTACACCAGACTTTTTAATAGCAGTTGGTACAGATATTGTAAAAGAAATAGCAGAATCGGGCTACTGTGAAGATCATATTGTCTATGCTAATGGCAAGCACGTGGTTGATAACCCTGGTAAGTTTTATCTTATTCCACAAAACGTAAGCTATGATGCTGGCGCATTGGCTGTGTATATGGCCTGCTTTGACGGCCACCAGAAAATATTTTTGCTAGGCTACGATGGATACGATGGTGCTCAACTAACAAACAATGTTTACAAAAATACCAATGGTTATAGTGTACAAGAACAAAATGAATCTTTTTGGAACTTGTCGTTGTTGTCAGTAATACAAACTTACCATGAAGTAGAGTTTGTAAGCGTAATGCCCACACGTGATTGGTACTTAGCAGATGAGTTTAAAAGTTTATTAAACTTTAGACAGATTGATTTTCGTGACTTTGTGATTGAAGCCGATGTTGGCTAGTTTAGTATAGATTCTAAAGTCTTAATCTTTTTACGAATAATATCAAAGTTAAAACTACGCCATAAGCCAGGATGTAAAGGTTTTGGATAGTCATCGAGTTCGACCCAACAATATCCACGGTGCTCAGAGTTTAACATAGGAACAAACTCTTCATCTAAGCTGACTAAGAATGTATAGTAAACAAACTTACGATTGTCTGCTGTAAATGTTTCTAAAGGGATAAACTTTTTTTGAACAAAGTTTTGCCCAATTTCTTCTCTTATTTCTCTAACTAATCCTTGTATCACAGTTTCACCTGGATCTATTTTACCACCAACAATACCCCAGGCGCCTGCGTGTCTAGTTTTGTTACGTAATAGAAAAAGATAACGATTAGTAGATTTGGCGTAGACTAGTGCGCCACATCCTTCTGTGTGTTTGTCTGACATTATAATACCAGACTCCAGTTTCCGGCTTGGTATTCGCCTTCGTAGCTTTTAACCCAGTTAGTTCCAGTCCAACGATATTGAACAAAGGTTGTAGCATTGGTAATATACTGTGGAGTTTGATCTTGTTGACTATCAAAACTAACAGTCCAGTAACTGCCATTCCATTCAATAATATCATTGGCGTTAGCAAGTAAGTTGGTGTCG